TTGAAGCACATGAAAAAGAGTGTTCAATTCGCTATCAAAATATTGAAAAAAGGCTTGAAGATGGCGCGGCTAGGTTTGACCGCTTAGAAAACATGATGTGGGGTGTTTATCCATTTATGTTGGCATGCCTTGCCGTTGCAAAGTTCACTTGATATTATAACAATTCAAACCCCAGCAGGGGATAACTAAAGCAGAGGCTATTATGAGCAAGTCAAAAGAACCAGTTATGAAAGAAGAAGCACAGCCACAATTTTTTACTTACGTAAACTCCGAAGAGGGCGTTCAAAAGGAATGGCCTGTAGAATCAATTAGTGCTGAGGCAGGTATGATTATTAACCATGTCCAACAGCTACAAAACAAAATTGCTCAAATGAATCTTGAGGCTGGTGATATTAATGCCGCTATTGAAATGCACAAAGCAAAGCTCCCAGAGTTATTGCCTAGTGATGAACTGGCCGTAATTACCAAACTTGAAGAGGAAGAGAAAACCGCTCACTAAAGAGGTGATACATGGCTGGGCTAATAGTACAAACTCAACCTACAGCAGAGCCATTATCTGAGGCTGAAATAAGGAATTATCTAAAGTCTGATGATTCAGCCGATCAAGCGCTCATCTTAATGATGGGTAAAACTGCGCGTAAATTCTGCGAGGACTTTACGCACAGGAGCTTGATGTCTCAAACTCTCAATCTTTTTTTGGATGCTACGGAAGATATGAGCAATCCGTTGTGGGAGGGAATGAGAACAGGGCCATACCTAAACTACTACAAAAACTACGTGACCCTCCCAAGGGGGCCAGTACAAACTGTTTCCAGCTTAAAAACATATAACGATGATGATGTGGCAACAACAATGGCATCAAGCCGTTATTACGTTGACACCGCAAGAGAGCCATCAAGAATTACGCTAAGAACTGGGGAGACCTTCCCGACAGCGCTTAGAGTTGCAAATTCTATAGAAGTTATCTATGTGGTAGGTTATACAAATGCGTCAACCGTTCCTGAGCCTTTGAAGTTGGGTATGCTAATGCATATTGCTTATATGTTTGACCAACGAGGAGACATGAAGGACTACCAAGAAACTCTGTCTATGCCACCTATGATACAAAAGCTATATAGCCCTTACGTAGTTCATGGGGGCATGGGTAGCTCAGTCTTGATGGCAACTGGATAATGGCTGGCTCTGGAGCCTCAGTAGGCGCTCTGAGGAAAAGTATTGTCATTCAAAGTATGGGAAGTACAACCGATGCTGGTGGAGGCCGTTCTGTTGCTTGGTCAACATTTAAGACGCTTTACGCCCACGTAGAACAACAATCAGCCTCAGACAAGTACACGCAAGGGGTAATTGACGAAAAGGGCTTATACGTCTTTACAATGCGATACGTAGCTGGTGTAACAAACAAGCACCGCATTAGCTACAACAGCAAATTCTTCAACATAACCTCAGTAATTAACCTTGATGAAAGAGACAAGTATTTAGTCGTTAAAGCTACCGAAGGGGTGGCTGTATGAGTTTTATCATCGTGAATGAGAAAAAGTTTATAGCTAAGATGACCAAGAGGTTGAAAGAAGCTCCTTTGGTTCACGCTAGGAGAGCGGTTCAACTGTCTGCTGATGCGGTAAGGAATAAGGCTATAGAGTCTATCGCTGGAGGTGCAAAAAGCGGCTCAACGGTTAAGAAGTACAACCCAAGCAGAACACATAAACAGTCCGCAAGAGGGCAAGCCCCAGCAACCGATACAGGTTTCTTAATATCCCAGATAAGCGCCTCATCGTATATTGAAGGTACTACGGCTATAGGTGAGGTTGTATCCTCAGCCCCTTACTCAAAGCATCTTGAATATGGCACTACAAGCATGGGTAAGCGTCCATTTATGCAACCTGCCCTCAGAAAAAGCGCAAAAGATATAAAGAGAATATTTATAAGAGAGGGTTTGATAAGGCTTAAAGGAGAGACTAAATGAGCATTAATCAATTTGCTTTGCAGACCGCTGTATTCGCCAAGCTATCTACAGATTCAAACCTAACAAGCACTCTAGGCGCTAAGATTTTTGACGATGTTCCAGAAGAAACGCCATATCCTTATGTCCAATTAGGTGAAGATACGGCAATAGATTACGGCACAAAAGATCAAACTGGTTCAGAAGTTTCAGTAAACGTAGACGTTTGGAGCAGATATAGGGGCAGTTTAGAGGCAAAAAATATAATGGACAGGGTTCACACTCTGTTGCATGATAGCAGTCTGTCCGTTACTGGCTCAAATTTTATAAATATGCGTTTTGAGTTCAGTGATATAATCAGAGACCCAGATGGGATTACGAGGCATGGAGTAATGAGATTTCGTGCAATTATGCTAGGTTAATATAATCAACGAAGTTGATAGGAGAATTTAGATGGCGGCACAAAAAGGTTTAGACTTATTACTAAAGATTGATATTAGTGGAACTTACACAACTATAGGTGGATTGCGCTCAACATCAATTACCATGAACGAGGAATCCGTAGATGCTACAAGCAAAGACTCGCTAGGCAGTAGAACATTGCTTGCTGGTGGTGGTGTTCAAAGCGTATCTATATCTGGCTCAGGCATATTTACTGATACTGCGGCTGAGGTTGCACTTAGAACCGCTTACGCGGCACAAGCAAACACCTCTAACGGTTCCAGCACCCAAACAGCGGCTTTTGAGAACTTCCAAGTTATCATTCCTGATCTAGGCACTATGACTGGCGCATTCCAGATTACATCTTTGGAGTATGCTGGAGAATATAACGGTGAAGCAACTTACTCAATATCCTTAGAGTCTGCTGGGTTTACTACATTCGCATAATGCTGGAGGTGAGTAATGTCTTGGGCTAAAGCTAAGATTAATATTGGCTCTAAAAAGTTAAATGGAATGGTTAGTGGCGAAAGAGTTATGTGTCCATGTCCTGAAGATTTTGAAGAGGTAAGTGAGATAACTGTAAATGGCAAGAAGTGCAATGTTGCTTCTTGTCGGCTTGACTCCAGAGATGGTGTCTTACATTTAACCGTTGCAATGGCAACTACAAAGAAGGGAAAGTCAGATGACAAATCCGTTAAAGGGTCAGATACTAATTAATCTTGGGGGCAAGGATTACACTTGTCGTTTGAATGTTGATGCCATTATTAAGATTGAGACACAGCTTGATAAGGGCATCCTTTCAATTACTCAAAAGCTATCAGAAGCCGATGTTCGCATGGGTGAGCTAGTTTGCATTCTATTACACGCTCTCAGGGGTGGTGGTAACGATGTGAGTGAAGCTAATGTGAAAAACATTATCCAAGATACTGGAATTGTTAGCACCTGTAGCGCAGTAGCTACCTTATTGGTATCAACAATGAGTGATCCTTCCTCAGAAGGGGTTGAGTCAAAAAAGGGCTAGGTGACGAACTAGATGGAATAGTTTGGAGGCGTTTCTATGAAATTTGCGTAGGAATGGCTGGAATCCAACCTAGTGAGTTCTGGAATATGTCACCTATTGAAGTTTACGCAACGCTTGCTGGATTTAAGGAATTTAATACATCAGACGATGATAGTAACAAGCCTTTAGATCGGGACAGCCTTGAACAGCTAATGGAGTTATACCCAGACTAATGGCTACTAATATTGACGAACTTGTCATCCAAATCAGGGCTGATACCAAACAGCTAACTAAGGCTCTTGATAAGGTAAAGAAGAAAACCAAAGATGCTGGAAATTCTGGCAAAAAGGGTTTTGCTGGCTTTACCAAGCAACTAGGGAAAGTAAAGGGCGTTGCTATGGCGGCTACGGCCGCTATTGTTGCAATCGGTGCCGCTGTAATCCCTATTGCAAAAGTAGGGATGGCGTTTGAAGATTTACAAATATCTTTAAATACTGTGTTCGGTGGAATTGAAGGTGGTAAAAAAGCCTTTGACCAAGTAATTAGCTTTGCAGAAACAACCCCCTTTCAAATTGAAGATGTTACCAAGGCATTCATTAGATTAAAATCTGCTGGCCTTGAACCTAACATTGAAATGCTTAAAACCTTTGGTGATGCGGCCTCTATTGCTGGAAATGCAACGGAGGCTTTTGCGTCTCTTGTTAAAATTGCATCTAAAGCTACAGGCGGTGGTCTAGGGCTTGAGGAACTTGAGCAGTTAGAAACCCAAGGCATCGCTGTATACCCAATATTGAGAAGACAGCTTGGCCTTACCAGAGACAAAATAGCTGATTTTGGAAAAACCACTGAGGGCGCGGCTTTAATTATTGAGGCGTTGCAAGCAGGATTAAAGAAAACTACTGGCGGCACTATGGCCGCTAGGATGGAAAACCTTTCTACAAAAGTTTCAAACCTGCAAATTTCATTTAAAAAGTTAGGGCTGGCTATTTTCCAAGGCGGTCTTGGCGATGTATTAAAAGGGATGACGGATCGTTTAACCAACTTTGTAAACGAGTCCGCTAGAGCCTTAGATATACAAAACAAATTGGCTAGAGGAGAAACAAAGTCAGCAAGCGATAACTCTTTTGAAATTGACACAATGGATCGTAGATTCAGTGCCGACATGGGTCAGGGTATTCATACAAGCACAGATGAAAACCTTGGCGCTCAAACACAGGTGACGCTAGATTTAATTCCTGAATTAGATGCTGATGGGGTTAAAAACCTTCTTGCAGAAGTCAACGGCTTTATAAAGAAATCAACAGACATAATAACTGAAGGCGCTGGTGCTAATAAATATAGCATTGAGTTTGCGGCTGGAGAAGCAGAAAAGCCTTACGAGGAGGCTCAACGAAAGATAAAGGACGCGTTGCTTGCTAGGATAGCAATTAGCGACAAAGCTAGGGAAGCGGCTGAGGCTTTAATTGATAAAGACAAGCAAATTGCTGATCTTTATGAAAAAGGCAGGGGAATGAATGCCGTTGCTGATCTTGATAAGTTACAAGAAAAGTTCGCAGAATCTACAAACGCATTTTTAGCGCTTGATGAGCTTACTGCGAAATTAAAAATAGCCCCAACAATAATGGTTCCGAAATTAGATGACAACGGTGAAGCTATCGTTAATGAGGCGACTGGCAAAATAGAGGAGGTAAGGAAATACTCCGAGGATGTAGTAGATAAATTAGTAGAGTTTGTTGGAAAGCAGAGAAAAGTAATCCAAGATGGCTTGGATTTAAAAGACTTAAATGTAATAAAAGAAAAGTATGGTGAAATTGCTGGATCAATACAAGGAACCGTAACTCCAGCGCAAGCCCTTAAAAAAGAAATAGATGCAATAGCATTAGCCTTGTCTACTGATAAAGATGCCTTTATGCAGATGTTTCCAAGCATGACCATTGCTGAAGTGGAGCAAGGGCTTGCAACTTTAAGGCTTGAGCTAACAGGTATGCAAGATGACGCTAAAAATACAACATTATCAGATCAATACGCTGATATTAAATCCGCAGTTGAAGGAACTGTCACTCCTTTTGAGGCTTTAAAATCTACCATATTAGGATTGGAAACAGCCATAAATTCAGGGGATGGCGTTCTTTTAGAATTTTTGTTTGGCGCTAGAACCCCAGAAGAAATTCAAGCTGTTATGGTAATGCTCAAAGATGAGTTAAAAGATCTCGGTGAGACGGCAGAGGACACCTCCAAAACTTTAGGAGGTCAGCTACAGCAAGCAGTAACAAATTCGGCCAACGCTTTCACTACTAATTTTGTCAACGCCTTAATGGAAGGTAAGAGCGCTCTTGGTTCGTTTAAAGACTTTGCAAAAAGCATGGTATCTCAAATTATAGCTATCTTCTTACAGATGGCGATTGTAAATGAAATACTAAATGCAGTATTTAAATTAAGTGGGTCAAATGCTTTCCCTACGCTTGGGGGAGGGTCTGGTGGTGGCGGCAGTAGTGTCGAAGCCGATATGGCTGTTGTCTTTGGAAAAGCAGGTGGTGGAACCTATCAAAAAGGAGTTCCAACCATGGTCGGAGAGCGTGGGCCAGAGTTAATTATTCCTAACACTGGTGGCAGGGTGATGAATGGCATGAATACTAAAAATGCTATGGGCGGTGGTAGCACTATCGTGGTAAACCAAAGCCTTAACTTCTCAACAGGAGTTGTCGGCACAGTCAGGGCAGAAATAAACAAGATGATGCCAACAATAGCAGAGGTATCAAAAAGTGCGGTACTAGATGCCAGCCGTAGAGGTGGAAATTACAGGAAGGGGTTGCTAGGTGCCTAAAATAATACCAATACCGACTAACGTGGGGTTTGTAAGCTCTGACTTCTCATTGAATCAAACAATGGGGGTAAGTGTATCACCATTCTCAGGTAAAACACGCACTCAAGACTACGAAGCTAATTACTGGACAGGAAGGGTTACTCTCGCACCAATGAGGCGTTCACAGGCTGTAGAGTGGCAGTCTTTTTTATCGGCCTTAGAAGGGCAAAAAAACTACTTTAAAATGGTTGACCCTGATGGCAAGGTTCCGCAGGGGACTTATAACGGCTCAAGATTTTTAGGTGATGTGAGAATAAACGGTGGAACAAACGTAACCTCTATTGCGCTTACCTTTAACGGATCAGTTATTACGGCAGGTTCAACTATATTTAATGGACTTGTTGCTGGCGATTTCTTTACTGTGTCAGGTGCTAATAACGAAGAAAACAACAGCACGTTCAAAATAACAACTAAAAGCAATAATTCTGTTGTCGTTGTTGACCATGTGCTTACTGCGGAAGCTAATACGGCAGGGTGCAAGGTTCGTCAAAACATTAAAGGGGCATCGGCTTTAAGCCTCAAGGCAGTAAATACCAGCGCTCTTGGGACTATAAAAGCTGGGGACTATCTTGCTGTTTATTCTGCGGCATCAACAGATGCAGATAAAATAGTTCAGTTAGTTATGGCTACAGGTGATGCAGTAATAACCAACACCACTACTGATCTTTACTCAGTGCCAATACAGCCAAAGTTACGCCAAGACCTTACAGATGATCATTTTGTTGGGTTTGATACTGGCGTTAATAGAGGGTTGTTTAGGTTGGATAGTAATAACGTGGATTGGAGCGCTAATCAAAATTCTATTTATAATATTGTTTTTAGTTTTATAGAGGTTATGTAATGGCAACTAGGGCAGGAATTGATGCAAAAGCGGCTATAAAATTAGCGGAAGATCATCAAAATATTATTTTTGCTATAAAGGCAGAGTTTGATACAAGCACGTTGCTACTGCATTCTGGTGGTGGCGACTTGGTTATTAACTCAGAAACCTATACTGGTGCTGGCACATTGCTGGCGGTATCTGATATTGAAGATTCAAACGACCTGAAAAGCGCAGGTGTTACATTTCAATTGTCTGGAATGAACGCAACGGTGCTAAGTTATGCTATTTCTGAAAGCTATCAAAATAGACCTATTACCTTGCTTCTTGCTTTTGTTAGTGGAGGCACAGATCACGTTGATGGCGTTATGACTCTATACAAGGGAAGGATGACTTCCACCTCAATTACAGACTCCCCATCTGATGGAGTGATGATAACCCTAATTACCGAAAACAGACTTTTAGATTTAGAGCGTCCATGCAACTACAGATATACAAAAGAGTCTCAGGTAGCCTTGGCAGGTTCGGGTGATACTGGTTTTGATGCCGTTGAAAAACTGCAAGATACAGACATACTCTGGGGCCGAAGCACTGGCGGCATTTATATCGGTGGTGGCAATAACGGAAATAATGGTGGCGACAATAACGACAACAGCAACACTAATAGATACTAATCTTATTTGAAGCAAGGAAATAGCAATGGCTAATAAACTTCCAGATTGGGAAGCAAGATACCACGCCTTTATGATTGAAAATAAAGATAGAGATTTTCAGTGGGGTGAATGGGATTGCGTAAAGTTCGCAGATGCGGCATTTAAAGCTATGACAGGCGAGGATTTAATCCCACCTGAGCTAGAGTGGCATGATGAAGAAAGCGCTCAAGAAGCGATCAGCGGCTATGGAAAAACACTGCTAAAAAGCATGATGAAGGGCGTTAAATTAAAAGGTTTATATGTAATAGAGAAGTCTTTTATTGCTAAGGGTGATATTGTTGTTTTTAAGGTTGACGATAAGCAGGTTACTGGAGTCTGCGATGGGTATGCAATTATAAGCCCATCAGATGGAGGCTTTACTTTTAGGAACAATGATTTAGCAATAAAGGTGTTTAGAATAAATGGCTAAGGTAATCAAAGCGGCAATTATTGCCGTAGCAGTAGCGGTATTAACGGTAGTCACCGCAGGAGCTATATTAGGGGTGGCGGCATTCGGTGCTGGCGGAATCATCACTGGCATGACGCTGGCAACCTTTGCGACCACCACTTTTGTAGGAACTTTAATTGCTGGCGGCATAGGAATGCTGACCAACAAAGGAATTAACGCTAGTGCAGGTAACTTTGGAACAAAGGTATCAGGGCTTGGCGGTGCGGTAGCAAGACAGTTAGTTTACGGCACTACTAGAGTTGGCGGCACCATCGTTAAAATGAATACTCGCGGCACTAAAAACGCTATCCTAAGCTCAACTATTGTCGTTGCTGGGCATGAGTGTGATGGTTTTGATGAAATATATTTTGGAGAGACAAAGCTAACTTACACAACAGCAACTTTAAACGGTGAGACTGTATATACCGTAACCAATACAAAATTTGAAAACGCAGATAATGATAATGCTTTTGGCACAGACACCCTTGCTAGATTTACGTTTCATGATGGCTCACAGACAGCCGTTGATGGGTTAGCTCACGCTCAGTCACAGTATATCTACCCTGCCACAGCTAAGTTTTTAGGCTGTAGTTATTTCTATTTTGAATTGGTTTATGACCCTGAAAAAATGCCTAACATACCTAAAATATGGTTTGTTATGCGCGGTAAAAATATTTATGACCCTAGAACAAGCGCTATATCTACAACAGATGCACAGCGTCAAAACCCAGCACTACAAATTAGAGATTACTTAACAGATACAACTTATGGGCTAAAGGCTTTAGCCTCAGAGATTAATGATTCAAATGCTGGTGGTGGTTTTGTATCTGCGGCCAATCTTTGCGACAGTTTAGTTACTCTTACTGTTGATAATCAAACACCGCCTCAGCCGCTAACTACAGAAAGAAGATACACCTCTAGTGGAATTTCAAACTTTTCAGCGAGTGGGTCAGGTTTAATAGAGGCTCTTACAACCGCTTGCGCTGGAAGCGTCACCTACACAAACGGAAGGTTTAATCTATTTGGAGGGTCAGGTCAGACTGCGGCCTTAACCATTACAGATGATAAGCTATTAGGACCACCACGTATTACTACTCAATCTCAAAGTGGAGAGTTGTTTAACGCGGTTAAATCAATATATGTAGATAAGGGAAATAACTATCAGCCTTCTGAAATAGGGCAGTTTACGTCAAATGCATTTTTGGCGGCTGACACCCCATCAGGAGAAGCAAGCGCCAACTTTAAAAGAGTCCTTGAACTTAGATACCCCTTTACAACCTCAGAAACTACCGCGCAACGGTTGCAGAGAATATCGCTAGATCATCAAAGGCAATCAACAACTGTTGATTTAGTTACTTCTCTTGAGTTTATGAAAGCACAGCCTAATGATTGGATATATTTAACCAACGAAAGGTTGGGATACACAAACAAAACTTTTGAAATTCAAAGTATGTCTATGACATTCTTAGAAAATGAAGGTCAAATATTTGCGGCAACAGCACTGAGTCTGCAAGAAATAGACGCAACCGTATTTGATTTCGTCTATAGCACATACTCAACACCCCAGCCAAACGCGGATCAGGCAGTAATCGGTGAGGTTAGTATCAGCCCCCCGACTATAGGCACTCCAGTACAGATAACTAATGTTGAAGGTCAGACTGCCAAAATAAACATCAAAGCGGTTTGGGCTAATGCTGTAGATAGCGCTATTCAAGGAACAGAAATACAGTTCAAGAAAAGCACCGAAGCCGACTCATTATATGTAACGGCTACCCTAGCAGGGATAGGCCGAACAACTGCTGAGATAGCAAACGTAACGGTTGGAATAACATATAACATTAGAGTCAGGCACTTCTCTTTTGACAACGTGTACAGCGTATATTCAAGCGTAGCTAGTATAGCGATAGCGCAACCTGACAGTATTAACGCTATTCTTGCCAGCACTATTACAACTACGGTGGATAAGCCGTTTAACGTGGAGCTAGGCTGGACTAACCCAGCAAACACCAATTTAAGAGCGGTTGAGGTTCACGTTGGAACAACTACTTCATTCACCCCAAGTACTAGCAACCTTGTCGGCACTTACTACGGTGATGTAGCAAAGAAAAAGACTGTTCTTATAGGAAGGTCTCACGGTCTTTTGTATGACACTGAAGAACCAAGCCCACCACACTCATATTATTTTAAGCTGAGAGCTATAAACATCTATGGAAGCGCATCAGCCTATTCAACAAGCCCAGTAGCTAAAATCAAGAAAACCACAACGGTTGATGTAGAAAATCTAAGCGCAACAGTAGTCAATACTGGAACGCTTAACGCCAGCCTTGTCTCTGTTACAAACATTAACGCGACCAATATAACCACTGGAAAGTTGACACTTTCTGGAAGTACCGCAGACGCTATAAGGCTTGGAAAATCAAAGTTTGAAGATGGATCAGTAAATGGATTCTTTTTAGGTTTTACCGATCCCCCTACTGGTACTGCTGAAGAGGCTTTTTCAATAGGTACAACGGGTAACGGTCTCACCTACACCCCTACAGCAGGTTTATCCATAAAGGGAACCATAAATGCAACTACTGGCTTTATAGGTGGTTTTGAAATTGATACAGACTCAATAACAGACGTTGCTGACTCGTTTGGTTTGTCATCTGCTGTAACAGGCGGTGATGATATAAGGTTTTATGCTGGCGCAACTTTAGCCAACAAAGCAAACGCACCATTTAGAGTTACGGAAGCTGGAGTTCTTACCGCCACATCTGGCACGTTCAGTGGATCGCTTTCTTCCGCAAGTGGTACGTTTACTGGAGCGCTTTCTGGTGGAACCATATCTATTGGTTCTAGTAGCAATATATTTAAAGCTGATTCAAATGGTATATATTTAGGTAGCGGAACTTTTGATGCTAACACTCCTTTTAAGGTAACTCCTGCTGGGGTATTGACCGCTTTAAACGCAACGGTTACAGGAACTATTAACGCTACTGGTGGAACCTTTACTGGAGATGTCACAACAGCAGGTAAGTTTATAGCTGGCACAGGAACAGCTAGAACGGTAATTGATGGAAACGCCAGCGCAAACTATAGAATTTTTGCTGGAGCGGATATAGGGGATGAAGATAACGCAGTATTCCAAGTAACGCCTAGCGGTAGCGTTTTTGCTAACAATATCACTATCTATGACACTGACGGCAACATTCTTATAGATCAAAATGGCCTAGGCCCAGCGGCTTTAGCAGGGCTTTCTCTTACAAGTGGCGCATCGGTAAATAGCGTGTCAGGAGTTCTATCTGGTGATGGGGGCGAGATGACCCTTACTTTGGATACCACTGCTACGGTTACGATTACATCAAAGTTGGCTATATATGCTAACAATACAGGAAGCCTGTACTATCGCGGTGAATCATCAACCTCAGGATCAACTGGGCAGACTGCGGCTTTAGCCAACATTACAAACTCAATCTTTAACGTGGTCTACAGGTCAAAAGTTGATTCAGGTAATTATTCAATAGCGGCAACTAAGCCAATCACCTTTACTAGCACTGATTCAACCCCAAGTGCCACAGAAGTCTATGTCCAAGCAAACTATATAGCAGGTAGCATAAACAAGTGGTACACATCGTTAATGAGCGCAGGGGGTGCTTTAGAGTACATTGCAAGCACTGCATCCTATGGTGCAACAGCCTATATTGTAACGTCCCATACATTTACAAACCTTGCGGCTGGTGTCCATAAGTTTAAAGTATCCTCAACCGTAACAGGAACAGGCTCACCTCAATCTGCTGGGCAATCAACGTCTAATAGACTTTATGAACTTAGCTCAAGTGCTATTAACTTTATTGAATCAGCATCAAATACTTTTGCAAACGGAAGCCCATCCGTACCATCTGGCGGTGGAACGGTATCAGGTAACTTGGTTGTCACTGGTGATCTCACTGTTCAAGGAACAACCACAAGCATTGATACTGATAACCTAGATGTCAAAGATAAAAACATTACTTTAAATTACTCTACTGGAGACTCGTCAGGAAATGCTAACGGTGCAGGTATCACCATTCAGGATGCGGTTAATTCCACAACTAACGCGACTATTCTATGGGATGCAACTAACGATAAGTTTGATTTTAGCCATAAAGTAAATGCACCCTCACTTCAATTAGGTGCTGATGCTCAACCGACCCTTAGTGGTGATGGTAGCCAATTAAAAATTCAAACTACTGGCGGCTACGTTTCTATAGGCCCAGACAATTCAAGTTGGATGCATTTCAGTACAGACAGAAACTCTTTCTATTTTAATAAGAAAATTACGGTTGATGAAGGTATTGTAGATTCTTATGACGAAGATTTACAGTTGCGAAGAGCCGCAAGCACGACCGCTAGATTACGAATAACCGCAGGAACTACCATTTCTGATCAAGCATTATCTGTCACTGGGGTTGTTACTACCACAGGAATACAGCTACTTGCTGATGCCGCAAGCAATGCTAACGATGCTTCTCTTTACTTGAGGCGATCAAACAACAATGACTGGGGTTTATTTGTAAAAGGCACAAGTACAGCTACAGATTATGGTGTCAAGGTTGATCTAAATGGCACTCATTCCTATGCTTTTAGAGGAATGAATAACAATGTTGAATACTTCCGAGTCGGTACGGATATGTTATTGCATAACGCGCAAATACGCGGAAATAGCTTTAATGTAGGCGCGGATGAAGTAATTGATTCTAATAAAAATCTAACTAATATCGGCACAATCTCTAGTGGAACTCAAACTATATTTGAGACTAGCGCATCCTTGCTTGGTCTTAATCTTGTTGGCAATGTTAGCAGTGCGAACCAAAATTCTTCAAGCCCGAAGGTGCGGTTTAATGGTGAGTATCAAGTTAATGGGCCATTCATACAAGCTATAAATAGCGCCTCTTATGGACTTAAAACACTAAACTTTAATACTAAAAGAAGCGCAGAGGATTACACAACATTGCCCACCACTACTCTGTCTCTATACACCAACGGCAATGCAAATGTCGTTAGTGGTGCTTTAGAGATAGGCGGCACTACTGTTATAGATTCTGGTAGAAATATAAATGCAAAACGGTTAGTCCTTACTGATGATGGCTCTGCAAGCCCTATATTAACTATTCAAGCTGATGATGCCTCTCCTTGGGCGTTGCAATTATATAGAAAAGATTTATCTGGTGGCCCTGTAGTTTATGCAAGCGATGCTAGTACGTTTTCTTGGAATGGACATATGGAAGTAAGAGCCTCATTTGCTTTAAAAATGGGGGTTACTACTGTAATTGACACTGATAGAAATATATCAGCAGGAACGATTTCTAGTGGGGCTATTACTACGTCAGGCAACGTATCCGTAGGTGGTTCAGCTTATACAACGCTTGCAGACTTAAATTTATTAGGCGATGGCCTTGCTATAAAAAATGATAAGGCAGGAAGTAGCAATAACTGGTCTTTTATACAAAACACCGACACTGGTAGCGCATCTAATCTAAGTTTCGCAACAGGATTAGGCGTGGCATTGACTTTAAATCACGACAAGTCTGCAACATTTGCAGGGGATATTACAGCCGCGTCAGGGATTCTTACCGTACAAAAAGCGGGTGCGGGAGGAGGTCAAATTGGTTTAGGAGATTGG